AAGGAGATCTTCAAGAGGCTGGCACAGAAGTACCTGTGCGACGTCAGGCAGGAGCTGAAGGACCAGATCGTGAAGGAGATTGAGGAGGCTGCAGGGTAAGGAGCGCGCTTATGGACGGAGAACAACTGCAAGGCGAAGACGGAGTGCGGGCGATCGTAAAGGACGCGATCGAAGAGTTCTTGAAGAGAGAGCAGGTGAGGTCGGAGCCGGCTTACAAGAACGAGTTGGTGGAGGAGAAGAAGAAGCGGGAGCAACTCGAGCGCCGGCTGAACGAACTGGTGGCAGAGAACCAACGGAGCAAGAAGCTGGCCGAGGAAGCGGACCGGGGCGCGACGATTCGATCGGAGCTACAACGGCTCGGCGTGGCCAAGGTGGAGATCGCGTTCAAAGCAGTGAAAGACGACATTTTCCGCGCGGAAGATGGACGGCTGCTGGCGAAGGGGGATGACGGGGAGCAGAGTGTGAAGGAATACCTTTCGCACTTTCTGAGTGAAAACCCGGAGTTTCTGCCGGCGCGCATACAAGGCGGGTCGGGAGTAACAACGGCGCACAAAGCTTCGGCGCCGGCAGCGGCCAGCGATCTGGACAAAATCCGGCCGGGGATGAGTCCGGAGGAAGCGGAGAGGATCCGGCAGGACATTGTAAGAATAACTTCGCAATCGCTCAGAGGGATCTGAGACGGGGCGAGGGACTAACTGGAGGAGAACGAATGCCAGCAATTACTTCAAGTAACGTGGCGAACGCGATTGTGAAGCTGGTGGCTGTGGATGCCTTACCCGCTCTGATGGGGAACCTGGTGATGGGGAACCTGGTCAATCGCGATTTCGAACCGACGCTCGCGCAGGGCGGCGACACGGTGAACGTGCCGATCCCGCCCACGCTGGTGGCGAACAACCTAGCCGAAGGCGGCACGGTGCAGACGCAGAACCCGAGTCTGGGGAACGCGCAGATCGTGCTGAACACACACGCCGAGGCGACTTTCCAGGTGCCGGACGTGACCAAAGTCCTGGCGGTTCCGGACCTGCTGAAGCTGTACATGCAGCCGGCCATGGTGGCGCTTGCCGAGAGGATCGAGACGGACCTGCTGAACACGTACGCGAGCTTCACGTCGAATTTGCCGGTGGGGACGCCGGGGACGCCGCTCACGGAGGCCGTGGTGGATGCGGCCGAGACGGAACTGTTCCAGGCCAAGTTGCCGGCGGCCGAGCCCCGGTTCCTGGTGATGGATCCGACCTCGTACTCGGCGTTGCGTCAGATCGACCGCTTCAGCGAGTACCAGACGGCGGGCGAGGCCGGCCTGCACGCGCTGGTGGACGGGACGGTGGGGAAGATGAAGGACTTCTTCATTTTCCGGTCGCAATTCATCGCCAAGACGGGCAGCTCACCGGTGACGACGCACAACCTGGCGTTCGCCAAGAGCGCGCTCGGGCTGGTGATCCGGCGCCTGCCGCAGCCGCTGCCCGGGACGGGAGCGATCGCGGAGTACGCGGAGCTGGGCAACTTCGGGATGCGGGTAATCCTGAGCTACCAGCCGAATACGCTGGCACAGCAGTTCACAGTCGATGTTCTTTACGGCGTGGGCGTGCTGCGGAACCAGTTCGGCGTCCAGGTGAACTCGTAGTAGAGGCGCGGATGAGCCGCCAGGCGTCAGCCATTAGCCGTCAGCGAACCGTTGACGGCGCGTGGCTGGCGGCTGGCGGCTGGCGGCTGAGCGCAAGGGTGACAGAGTAGTCGGGCAGCCCGACGCGGCTCGCGAAAGCCGAGCCACGAGAGGGGAAAGCAGGTCCGGGAGGGTGTATGGACGTGAAAGCGTTTTACCAGAAAGTCCGGGAGGTTGCCGAGACGATCGCCGAAGCGTACGCGGTGGTGATCAGTTTCCCGACGCCGGATGGAGGACGGGAGGGCATCGCCAGCGAAGTGGCGCGGACCCTGGCCGCCCTGCTGGTGGTGGAAGGAAAGGCGCGGCTGGCGACGGCGGAGGAAGCTTCGGAGTTTCGAAGCCAGAGCGCGCAGGCGAAAGCAGCGGCGGACCAACTTGCGGCCGCGAGCAAGGTGCAGTTCACCGTCCTTTCGGATGCCGAGTTTCGGGCGCTGAAGAGCGGCAAAAAGGCATAGAGGGCCCAAGCGGGGCGTGAGGTCGAGGGACGATGGCGCTATTCACCGATGGATCGATATCGACGATTGAGGAACTCGTGGAATACGAGTCTGCGGTCCTGGACGTGGCCAAGACGGAGAGGATCGACCTCACGGCGAAGCTGAAGCTGGCGCAAGAGGAACTGGGGATCGAACTGGAAGCGCTGCTCCGACGCCGGCAGGAATCGGAAGACATCCCGTGGAGCGCGGGGCGGCGAGGGCTGGGACACGTCGTGGTGACCGAGGCGTTGCACAAGTGGCACATCTTCCGGTCACTGAGCCTGGTCTACCGGGACGCGTACAACCGTCAACTGAATGATCGCTTCCTGGGCAAGTGGCAGGAGTACGACAAGATGGCGGATTGGGCGCGCCTGTCGCTAACCAACGGCGGAGTGGGAATGACGAACTCGCCGGTGCCGCGAGCGGCGACGCCGCAACTGGGCTCGACGGCCGGAAAAGCGGCCGCGACGACGTACTTCGTGAGCGTGACCTGGGTCGCGCAGGGCGGCATCGAAGGAGCGCCGAGCGCGACCGCGGCACTGACAACCAGCGGGCCGAGCGCGCTGACGGTACTGGCCGTCGATCCACCGGAGACCGCGACAGGCTGGAACGTCTACGCGAGCTATTCTCCGACGGGATTGACCCTCCAGAACGACACGCCTATGACGCCGGGGCAGACCTGGACCGAGCCGGCGACGGGGCTGGGAAAAGGGAAGCCCACGTCCTGCGGGCAGCGGCCGGAGATGTTCCTGCGGCTGACAGGAATGCTGAACAGGGGGTAGCGATGCCAGCGATCGGAGCGGCGGCGACACATAAGGTAGTGGAGATGCTGGCGGGAGGGACGGGCCTGCCGTTCACGGTGCCGAGCCTGGCGCAGCAGGAGAACGTGGAACTGGCACCGATCGAGGCGCACCAGATCCAGTCAGGGAACATCGCGTTCGACATGGCCGAGAAGACGGCGGGCGTGACGTATCCCGCGGTGTACGTGTACTGCGAAAAGCTGTCGAACGAGTTGAGGGAGAAGTTCCGGACGTTTTCGGGCACGGCGAGCATGGCGGTCGAAATAAGGGTCTCTTACGACCAACTGGAGAGACTGGCTCGGGACCTTCACCTTTATGCGGCGGCGACGAGCAACGTGCTGGACTCGCAGCGAGGCGATTGGGACGGGGGAATGTTCTACACCGGCGGCTATGAAGTGACCTTCGGGCCAGTGAAGAGGGGCGGCAGCAATTTCCTGCAGGCGGCGAAGATCAGCTTCGATGTCGATGTGAGTTACTAAGTCAGCGGCGCGGGGGCGTCCGCTTGCTCACGCGCGGTTCGGTGGCGAGGCTCGCCCCGGACGGCGGGCGGCTCCAAGTGGAAAAGGGGAAACGATGGCGTGCAACTATATTTCATCCAATAACAACCGGCTCTATGTGGGCTTGGAGTCGAACTACGGACAGGTGCCGGCGATCCAGAGCGGGAACCGGATCCCGGGCGTGAAGCTCACGGCGAAGCAGCAGACGATCCGGCCCGAACGGAAGGACAAGACGGGCACGCGGACCTTTGGAGGCACTCCAGCAGGGCTCAGAACGAACACTACATTCGACCTGTTGACCTACATGACGGGCTGGAGCACGCCGAACACCGAGCCCGTTTACGGGCCGTTGTTCCAGGCCAGCCTGGGCGCGGCGCCGCTCTTCTTCGCGGGCGGAACGGCAGCGGCGAACGCCAATACGAAGCTGCTCAGCTTTGCGGCCGCGCACGGTCTGACACCGGGACAAGCGGTGACGTTTGGCGGGGAACTCCGGTTCGCGTGCTCGGTCATCGATCAGACGACGATTGAACTCAGCTCACCGTTTACTGTGACGCCAACGACAGGCTCGCCGATCGGGCCGACGGTGACGTATCAGCCGGCGACTAGCCTGGCGAGCGCGAGCATCTTCGATTACTGGTGCCCGGCGGCCGCGGTGCAGCGGGTACTGTGCGGAGCGGCGGTCGACCAGATGAAGATCAACATCAACGGCGATTACCACGAGTTCGAATTCATTGGAATCGCGGCCGATGTGATCGACAGCACCAGCTTCACGGCCCAGCAGGGGGGACTGGCGAGCTTTCCGGCGGAGCCAGCGCTTCAGCCGTACGACTACTCGATCATCCCGGGGCACCTGGGCCAAGTGTGGCTGGGGACGGACCCAGACCAGTTCCTTACGATCACGGCGGCGAAGATCACGCTCGAAAACGCGCTCGACAAACGCGAGCGGGAATTCGGGTCGACCATTCCGCGCTGCCTGGCGCCGGGCATGAGGACGGTGACAGCGGACCTGGAGCTATTCGAGACGAACGACGATGCCACGAGAGGGCTGTACCAGGCGGCGCGGCAGAGTTCACCCATCGCGGTAATGCTGCAACTCGGGCAGCAGGCGGGCCAGCTCGCGGGGGTGTATCTCAAGAGCGTGGTTCCGGCAGTTCCCGAGTTCGACGACAGCCTCACGAGGCTGCAATGGAAGCTGTCGGGCAGCCGGGCGCAAGGGACGGGCAACGACGAGATGTACGTGGCGTTCGGATAGGCAGAGGCGATGGAGTACGCAAGCGAGAAGAGAATCGAGTCGAAAGCCCTGCCGGGGGTGTGGTTCACGATCGCGCGGATGTCGTTCGGCCGGCGGATCGAGCTGACGCAACGGATCTGGGAGCTGGCTGGAAAGGCGGAGCACCTGGAGGCCGGCGGCGATGTGCGGGGAAAGCTCGAGGCGGCACTGGTGGCGGCCGAGATCGACGGAGTCTACCTGCGCTGGGGACTGCGCAAAATCGAGGGGCTGACGGTTGACGGGGAGCAGGCAACGGCCGAACTGGTGGCGGCTCAAGGTCCCGAGGCGCTGTGCCGGGAAGTGGTGGCGGCCATCAAGGCGGAGTGTGGCCTGAACGCTGAAGAAGCAAAAAACTGAGAGTCGCATTCCACTTCCAGTTCTCGAATCCAGCCGGGTGGAGGTGCGACGAATGCAGGAAGAGCGGGCTGGAGGTCAAGCGCCGCTGCGGATGGGTGACCGCGGCGCTGGCGACGGAGCCACGGCCGGTGTGGGCACGCGCGGGAGTAGCGACAGAGGTATGCCCGAAATCCTACATCTCGGGCGACAGCAGGGCGTGGCTGGACGAGTTTCAGGCATGGAAACGCCTGGGTTATCCGGACCCGCGCACGATGAGCGCGCGCGAGGTGCACGCGATGGTGATTTTGGAGCAGGAGCTTCATAGCGAGGTGAAGCGTGGCGAACGCTGACAGCGGACTTGAGGAACTAGCGAGCAGGCTCGCCGAGGCCCTGGGTGCGGCCCAGTTTCCGCCGAGCGAACCAATGGCTCCGCTGGCGGAACTGATGGGGCAACAGGAGTCAGGAGACAGGAGTCAGGGAACAGGAGCTGCGGAGCTGGCGGCGCGGATCGAGCCACTGGTGGAGGCGAGCAGCACGGCCGAAAGTGCGGGAACAGGAAGCACCAGCCTACCCGAGGCGACAGCGGCGTTAACGGAGGCGGTTGATCAAGAGCGCTCTATTACGCAACTACAGACGGCCACGGCCGAGCAGAATGCCAGCACGATCAACAGCAGCTCCCAACCGAATTCGGGCAACAGTTCCGCTCTGGATACGATTGGCAGCGTGGCAGCGAGCGTTTTCGAGGACTCAACTGGTCTGGGTCCACTGATCAGCGGCCTGGCGAGCTTGTTCGGAGGGGGCGGCGGATCGAGCACACCTCCGGCGCTCAACGAGTACACGGCGCCGGAATCCATGCAGTTCGAGGGCGACGTCTACCGCAGCGCGAACACCACCGACTGGGGAGGGAGCGGGGGGACCCAGAGTGGATCGCCGCTCTCGACAGGCGCACAGATCACGGTTCAGGTGAACGCCATGGACAGCCAATCGTTCCTCGACCATAGCCAGGACATCGCCAACGCGGTGCGGCAAGCGATGCTCAATTCGAATTCCCTGAACGACGTGGTGAGCGACCTATGAGCACTTTCCCGCTGCTGAAAACGGGGGCAGTGGCCCAGTATCCGGCGACGCGGACCACGGGGTACGTGACGCAGGCGTTCCGGTTTCTGGACGGCAGCGAGCAGAAGTTTCCGCTGCGCGGAAGCGCGGCGACGAGGTGGCTCATCAAGCTGGACCTACTGGACGATACCGAGATGGCGCAGGTCTGCGCGTTCTTCCAATCGCAGCAGGGCCGCTTCGGGACGTTTTCGTTCGTGGATCCCTGGGACACGAGCACACATCCGAACTGCAGTTTCGAATCGGACGAGTTGGCGCTCAGCCTGGACGGCGAGGCGCAGGGACGCCTGCAACTGGTGATCAAGGAGAACCACGGCTGATGCTGTACTTTCCCCAACTCGCGAGCGGAGCGGTGAGCCAGTTTCCGTGCAGCAAGCACGTGCAGCAGAGGACGCTGGTCAACGCGCTGGCGGACGGCAGCGAAGTCAAGCTGTTCGACCCAGGCGCGTGCAGGGTGGAATGGGACATCGATCTGGCGAGCCTGACGAACGCGGAGTGGAGCGCGATGCTGTCGCTGTTTGTCGCAGTCGAAGGACAGCTAGGCACGTTCACCTTCCTCGATCCGTTCGGCAACCTTTTGAGCTGGAGCGAGGAGCCAAGCGCGGCGGCGTGGGCTAATGACGCGGGGTTGACGCTGACCGGCGGCATTGCCGACCCGCAGGGCGGGACCGGGGCGACCCGCATAGCCAATTCCTCCGGAACGCCGCAAAACGTGACACAGACGGCGGCGGTTCCGTCCTGGTATCGGTACTGCTTCAGCGTGTGGGCGCGCAGCGACGCGGCGGGGCAAGCGACGCTTTTCGTAAACGCGGGGACGGCAACGGCACAGCAGAACCTGGTGGTGGGACCGACGTGGCGCCGGCTGGTGCTGGGAGCTCAGTTGACGCCGCAGCAAGGGACCACCACCTTCGGGATCTCGATTCCGGGTGGGGCGACGCTGGACGTGTTCGGGTTTCAGGCAGAAGCACAGGTGGGCGCATCGAGTTACAAAGCCACGGGCGCGCAGAGCGGAGTGTACGCGAATGCGTCGTTCCTGGACGATGTGCTGGCGATGACGAGCGAAGCGCCGGCGATCTACTCGTGCCCCGTACGGATCGGCGCGAAAGGCTGAGGAACCGCTCTCTGGCGGCCGCGCTTCGGTGGAGGGGCGGCGAAGGACTTGGATGGCAACGATCAACGACATCAAAGAGCAGAGCACCACGGAGACACCGCTGTTGTTGTTCGACTGCGTGCTGAGTTCCGGCGCGGTGGAGCACTGGAGCACGCACGCGGCGATGGTCAATGGGCAGCAGTACTCGGCACGAGTGTTGCGGCACGATCTGTTCGAGATGCAGTCCGGGGCGGTCGACGGGATCGACGCCATCGCAAAAGTCTCGATCTGGCTGGCGAACGCCGATTCATACTTTTCGGAGATCGAGCGCAGCACTGGCTGGAAGGGAAGCAAGGTCACGGCCCAGTTCGTGTTTTATGACCTGAGCCAAGGCCAGGCGGCGTCGGAAGTCCAGGTGCTGTTCAAAGGAGTGGCGGACGCGCCGGCGGAGATCACCGAATCGACGCTGCGGTTGACGGTAACCAACAGCTTGAGCCTGCAGCGTCTGCTGTTGCCCGACGTGCGAGTGGAGCGGCGGTGCCCCTGGAAGTTCCCAGGGACGGCGGACCAGCGGACCGAGGCGGCGACGGGCGGCACGGAGGGACAGTATTCGCCGTTCTACCGCTGCGGGTATTCGGCGGACGTGGCGGGGGGATGCGGAAGCCTCAACGGCACCACGGCGTACACGACGTGCGACCGAACGCGAGCGCAGTGCCAAGCACGGGGTATGTTCGCCACAGGCACCGCGCGGTTCGGAGGAATCGAGTTTGTGCCGGCGTCGACGGTGGTGAGGAGCTACGGAGAGAGGGGCAATCACGAGTCAGTGCCGCTGATGAATGAGGCCCGATACAACGATTTCATCCCCCTGGTCTACGGCACGGCGTGGTACGCGCCGCTGGTGATCTTCTCCAAGAACGACGGCAACCTCACGCACATGGACGTACTGCTGGGCATGGGCGCGATGGAGAGCGTGATCAAGGTCCTGGTCAACAACGTCGATATTCCGGTAGGACAAGCGGGCTCCAACATGACGGCGACGGGCTGGTACAACGTCGTCACGATGGGCGGGCGGACAGGCACGTTCAACCCCGAGTATGTGGACGCGAGCGGCAATCCCTTGGGCGATCCGTACGGCAGCATGGCGGTTCTGAACGTGGTGGTGCCGAACCAGATCAACAACGGCAACAGCCTGCCGCA